CTATAAATTGAATCTTAAAATGATTCAAAATTATTTAGACTCAGATGAACCTGTAAATCCATTTGCTGATCCAGATGCACCTAAAATGAATGAAGATGATTTAGTATCTATTACTGATGGACAGTATGCGTATATAAGGGGTATAATAGATATCCTTAAAACTGGAGAGGTTCCTAAAGATATAGAGTACAGAAAAGAAGCAATAAAAGCATTAGCTAGTTTATTAAGAAATCCTGGTAGTATAAAAGAAGGTACTGATATGTACGAAGGAGATAAGTTTTCAATGAAAAGATTTGCAGGTCCCAATGGTGTAGCTTTACAAATAACTGCTCCTAAATTAAAAGGAGGCGGATACCAATATATTCAAATAGACGGAGATACAGTTAAAGAATTTGCAAGAGCAGCAGTACACGTAGCTCAAGAATTTCATGATACAGATAGACAGGTACCTGTAAATGAAAACGTAAAAAAATATAGACTAGGAGATATGTACTCTGATGACTTTGATTATATAGGAATGTTAAAAGCTGGTTTAAAAGCTACTTTAGGCTCCTCAGTAGATAAGTTACAGAAGTTATATAACTCTTTCGAAGACGTAAATTATCACAGTGAGAATCAACATCTAGGTGGTATAATAGATGCATTAAAAGCAGGAAATAAAGATGCTGCAAAAGACTCTTTGATGAAATTTAGAAATGCTATCAAAGCAACTTTAAAGGATATGAAGTAATATGAATAAAAAAGAATTAGAAAATATAGTATTAGAAGCATATTCTGAAGTAATAAAAGAACAAGACGAACCAGGACCATACAAAGCTGAAGAACTTCCTCAGAAGTTTAAACAAAGCATAGAAAAAAGGTATGGAAAAATTCATCCAAAAGATTTCTTTAGTAGAGATTTAGATACATATTTTAAATTTGACGGCGAAAATAAAACTACTGGATCTGTAAAACATAAGATAGTAAGACTACCTTCTTTTAGAAAATTATATTTCGATTACGATGAAATAATTGACGATATAAAAGATCTAATGAGAAATAAGGATGTTAGAACAGATAAAGCAGCTAGAGAATTATTTGAACTAATTAAAACAAACTTTAGAAAATTACAGAGATATTTAAGAACTGAAAGACCCGAACAATACGATATCTTTAAAGCAACTAGATCATTAGAAGAAAATATAAATAAATTATTATTTGAAAATTTAAACGATCTGATGAAAGAGCAAGAACCAGAACCTGAAGAGGAACCTGACACAAGTGCTCCAAAAGATACAGTATTAGAAGATAGTACTGATATTATACTAAATAAATTTCCTACAGTAAAGTTAGCTATAACTAAGTTACAGACAGAAGATTTTAAAGACTTTGTTGAATCAATAGATTGGGTTTCTCCAAGACCAAGTACTTTTAGAATTAATTTAAAAAATGGTCAAGAGTATATTTTAAAATGGTTAGGAGATGGTTTTGAAGCTCAAATAATGGGTAAAAGATATTATATAAATAAGATCAGCGATTATCAACAAGCTTTGGATAAACTTACTTTACTATATCAACAAGCACCTTTTAAACAAGGCGGAGAAGATGTAGAAGGAGCAGATGATGATTTCGGTTCAGCTGATACAGGTGGAGGAGATTTTCCTGGAGCTGATGCAGGAACTGGAGCAGGTACTGATTTAGATGAACCTGGAGGAGAAGAAGGAGGAGCTGATCTTACTGATGAACCTATTGATTTTGAAGAACCAGCTGAAGAACCTGAAGCATAATGAGCGTAATAGATAAATTATATACTGAGTGGGCATGGAGAACTAAATCAGGAACACCTGATATAACTAATCCTGAAGATAAAGCCGTCTTAGATTATTTAATAAAAGAATTAACCGAGCAGGAAGACGATAATATAGAAGATCTTCAAAAAAACCTAATAAGCATTATTAATAATACAACTGATCCTTCTGTACTTAAGCGAGTAATGAAGTATACAAAGAATGTAGGTTACGGTGATTCTATGAAAAGTTATTTAGAATCGAAAAATTTAAGTAGAAAAGATATTCTTTATTTTCAATCACTACTTTCCGATATGGGTAAAACAGGAGAATTTGCAAAATTATCTTCTAATCCTCCAGTATTTAACTCTAAAGGTGGTAACTATTACTCACAAATACCTGGCTTTACTCCTGATGAATTGAAATCATTATACTCCGATATGAAAGATTCTATACAAGGAACTGTATCAATGGGACCAGGAGAAGCTTTTTTATCAGTATTTTTTAAAAATATTTCTAAAGCTAAAGCCAAAGGAGATCTAAATATAGGAGGTAAAGAGGTAGAATTAAAATCTCGAACTGGAAATACCGGGGCGTTAGTAGCTCCAACAGGAGTAGCAAGAGGTGATTGGACTAAAGGTGTTAAACCTAAAGTTGATAAATTCGTTGATGGTTTAAAGCTAGATGACGAACAAAAAGAAGTATTAAAAAATTATAGCAAATCTGCTTGGCCGTATAAAATAGCTGATGTAGTAAAACAGGCTTCTAGTATGGGAGTTGATGAAACTACTATTATTTCTGGAATAGATAAAGTATTAGATAGTAGTTATGCACCTTTAAACTTTGATACTGCTAGCTACATAAATAATGGAGAGTTTAATGCTAAACAATTTATATTAGATTTAGCTAAAAAATTAGGAAGAGCTTATTATAAAGAGCACGGATTCGATGCTTTTATGATATCAGATCCAAATGGTAATTTTAAATTTTACGAAAAAGATAGTTTTGTAGATGCTATTGGAGATGAAATTACAGTAGCCAATCCTTCTGATTTAGTACCTAGATTAAAAATATAAAATGAGTTATGTCGCAGAATATAAAAAAAATAATAGCACAAGAATATATTAAGTGTGCTAAAGAACCTACCTATTTTATGCGTAAGTATTGCTATATACAGCATCCTACGCGAGGTAGAATATTATTTAATCTCTACCCTTTTCAAGAAAAAGTATTAAATCTTTACAAAGAAAATCAATACTCGATTACTTTGAAGTCAAGACAGCTAGGTATATCTACTTTAGCTTCAGCATACTCATTATGGTTAATGCTTTTTCATAAAGACAAAAATGTATTAGCATTAGCTACAACTCAAGCTACAGCAAGAAACTTAGTAACTAAAGTTATTTTTATGTATGATCAACTTCCTAAGTGGTTGAAATTACCTGCTGTTGAAAAAAATAAATTGTCTTTAAGATTAAGAAATGGTTCAAAAGTACAAGCAAAATCATCAAATGCAGATGCTGCAAGATCTGAAGCTGTATCGTTACTACTAATAGATGAGGCAGCGTTTATAGAAAATATTGAAGAAACCTTTACAGCTGCTCAACAAACCTTAGCCACAGGTGGTCAGTGTATGGCTTTATCAACTCCTAACGGTATAGGTAACTGGTTTCATTTAACCTGGGATAAAGCTATATCAGGAGAAAATTCATTTTTACCTATTAGATTACCTTGGACAGTACATCCTGAAAGAAATCAAGAATGGAGAGATAAACAAGACTCAGACTTAGGTCCTAGAATGGCTGGACAGGAATGTGATTGCGATTTCTTAGCCTCTGGTGATACCGTATTTGAACCAGACGATATGCTATATTACGAAAAAACTTATGAGAAAGAACCTTTAGAAAGAAGAGGAGTAGATAGTAACTTATGGGTTTGGGAAGGAGTAGATTATTCTAAATCTTATATGGTAGTAGCTGACGTAGCTAGAGGGGATTCTAGTGATTATTCTGCTTTTCATGTCTTTGATGTTGAGAACTGTGTACAAATAGCAGAATATAAAGGTAAGTTATCTCCTAAAGATTTTGGTAATGTACTAGTAGGAATAGCTTCTGAATACAATGATGCACTTTTAGTAGTAGAAAATGCAAATATAGGATGGGCAACTATAGAACAAATACTAGAAAGAGAATATAAAAATTTATATTACAGTTCTACATCTAATATGGAATCAGTTGAATCTTATATGCATAAGTACGAAAGGGATAAATTAGTTCCTGGTTTTACTATGTCTATGAGAACACGTCCTTTAGTGATTGCAAAGATGATCGAATACATTAGAGAGAAATCAGTTACTATACAATCAAAAAGATTATTAGGAGAAATGAGAGTTTTTGTATGGAAAAACGGAAAACCTCAAGCTCAAGATAGGTATAATGATGATTTACTTATGTCTTGTGCAACTGCACTATATGTAAGAGATACTGCATTAAAACTAAGACAACAAGGAATGGACTTAGCTAGAGCACAATTATCATCATTTTCTAACTTAAATGCAAAAAACCAAGCAATTATAAAAACAGTTGGAAATAAGAAAGAAAATCCTTATCTTTTAAAGACACCGGGTGGTCAAGAGGATATCACTTGGTTACTAAAATAGACTATTTATATATAAATTAAACGTTTAATGGCAGATACTTCACTATTTGGTAGACTTCGAAGATTATTTTCTACAGATGTAGTAATAAGAAATATTGGTGGAAAAGAGCTGAAAATAGCTGATGTTAATCAGATTCAGAGAACCGGAAGATATCAAACAAATTCATTAATAGATAGATTTAGTAGATTATATATTTACAATAACAGAAATATATTTAATCCTAATCTAAATTATCAAACTTTAAGAATCCAGCTTTATTCAGATTATGAAGCTATGGATACAGATCCTATCATTGCATCCGCATTAGATATATTAGCTGATGAGGCTACTGTAAAAAACGATGTTAACGAAATACTTCAGATAAAATCATCTGACGAAAATATTCAAAGAGTACTTTATAATTTATTTTATGACGTATTAAATATAGAATTTAATTTATGGTCATGGATTAGAAATATGTGTAAGTACGGAGATTTTTTCTTAAAATTAGAAATATCTGAAAAATTTGGAGTTTATAACGTACTTCCTTATACTGTATACCATATGGTAAGAAGAGAAGGAGAAGATCCTGAAAATCCTGCTAAAGTTATTTTTCAATTAGATCCTGACGGATTAGCAGCCTCTCAAAATCCTAGTTATTTACCGAAAAGAAAATCTAATAAAAAAGTAGTAAACTTCGATAACTATGAAGTAGCTCATTTTAGATTAATTTCTGATACCCAGTATTTACCTTATGGACGTTCTTATTTAGAACCAGCTAGAAAAATATTTAGACAAACTACTTTAATGGAAGATGCGATGTTAATTCATCGTATAATGAGAGCACCTGAAAAGAGAATGTTCTATATTAATGTAGGTAATGTTCCACCAAACGAGGTAGAACAGTTTATGCAAAAGACTATCAATCAAATGAAAAAAACTCCTTATGTAGGAGATGACGGTCAATATAATCTTAAATTTAACTTACAGAATATGATGGAAGATTTCTATCTACCTGTAAGAGGAGGAGATACTTCTACTCGTATTGAAACTACTAAGGGATTAGATTATGACGGTAAAGCCGATGTAGAATATTTACAGCAGAAATTATTTGCTGCATTAAAAATACCTAAAGCGTATTTTGGTTATGAAGGAGATTTGCAAGGTAAAGCTACATTAGCAGCAGAAGATATTAGATTTGCTAGAACAGTAGAAAGAATACAAAGAATAGTTGAATCAGAATTAACTAAGATTGCCTTAGTTCATTTATACTCTCAAGGATTTACAGGTGATAGTTTAACTAACTTTGAAATTAAATTAACTACTCCTTCTATTATATTTGAACAAGAAAAAGTAGCATTATTAAAAGAAAAAGTAGATTTAGCTAATCAAATGAAAGATACTAAATTATTCTCTACAGATTATATCTATGAAAATATATTTGATTTATCTGAAGATCAATAT